CGCGAGGACTTCCTCGCTGCGCTCGAACGGCAGGGCATCCCCCAAGAAGCAGCGCTCGCTAAGTCACAGGCGATGTTCCCCGGCGTGAAGGGAACGGACCTGACTGACGCGCAGCGTGCGGATCTGCTGCTCGACCTCAGCGGCCCGGTGCAGACAGGGCCCGGATTTTTCGATGCGGACACCGAGGCCGAGCTCGACAACGCGCTGCCATGAAACCTAGCACGGCTCAGGTCTTGGCGCTCCTCCGAGAACGGGGCGAGGCGGGCCTCACGCCCCTCGAAGCATTGGAGCACGTCGGCACCCTCCGCCTCGGGGCCCGCATCTTCGAAGCCCGCGACTACCTGGAGCCCGGCGAGGTCATCGTGAACGAGTGGGCCGTCTCGGGCGGCAAGCGGTACGCCCGGTATGTCCTGCGGCGGACGGAGCCCGAGCAGATGGCCCTCGCGCTGTGACCAACTGGACGGAGCCCGGACCCATCTATCGCTACCGCGCCAACGCGGCCATCGCTGCCGGTGGCCCGGCGCATTCGGTCTTCGGCCCCGCACCATGTCGAGCGTGCGGGACGTTTCTCTGGTACGCCTACAGCAAGACGAGGGCCAATTGGGACGGCCCCACCATCCGTGGCGTCCTCACCATGCGCGAGCGCGGTGGGGCCATCCATCGGTGCAAGGCGTGACCCACCGCATCGTTCGCTACCGCGTCGACACGGGCTTCGAGATGCAGTGTGCCCTCTGCCGCTCCTGGTGGCCGCTCACCCTTGAATACTGGAACGCCAAGGCTGGGCTGGTGCGCTGCAAGAGCTGCTGGCGGGCATACTTCCGGGCGAAGGAGCGGGGCTATCGCATGGACGAGGCCGTGGCCGAAGCCAAGCGCGAAGCAGGACGAGTGGCGTACTGGTCGAACCGCGAGCAGAACCTTGAGTCGCAGCGGCGCTGGCGGGCGGCTCACAAGGACCACACGCGGGCCTACAACCGGGCCTACCGGGAGCGTCACAAGGCCGAGCTCGCCGAGCAACGCCGGGCCTATTACGCTGAGTGCCGGCCGGTCATCCTGACGAAAAAGCGGTTGAAGTACAACGCGGATGCGTTACGATGACAAGCACAGGTGAGCAGGCTTCTCCCCGGTTCACCTGACTGACGCGGCGGGCGGCCCCGGACCAGACACCCGAGGTCGCCCGGCCGCCTCGCCTGACCCACACGGGTCGTGTGTCTGGAGGCAACATGAGTCGATCCGGTTTCACGTTCGGGCAACTGGACCCGAACTTCCCCGCGGACCCGAAGTTCCGGAAGCTCGCTCGGCTGCTGGACGCGGACGGCTTCCTCCATGCGGTCGGGACTTGGACGATCATCCTCGCCGGGTGCGTCCGCTACGGGACCAACGAGATCGACTGCGAGGCCGAGGCCGGCTCCGGAGCATCGCTCGAGGCGCTGCGATCCTGCGGGTTGCTCGATGGCTCCGGCATCCCGTCGAAGTCCTGGGAGAAGTGGCGACCGAAGCCCCGGCCGAAGTATCCCAGCGACGGAGTACCGCGGACTACGCGGACTCCGGCGGAGCGTAGACAAGACAAGACAAGACAAGAGAAGACGATAGAAGACGACGATCCGCCGTGGCTGACCGCGTGGCTGTCCCTGAAGATGCGGATGCCGACCGTCCGGCAGCGTGACGTGATCGAGTCCTACGTCCGGGTCTTCGATGTGACTGGCCCCGAACGGGCGGCTCGGGTGATCTTGGGCAAACCCGATGATCCGATCGGCGCGCTGCTCGAGGACCTGCGAACGTTCAGGGAGTCTCGCAAGACCGATGCCGAGGAAGCCGAACGAGAGGCCCTGGCCCGCCGGAAGGTCGAGCGCAAAGGCTTCCGCAAGGGCAGCGTCGAATACGACCTGGCTCAGATGCTCTACGCGAAGGGGGAGAAGTGATCGACTACGCGGCGTTCTTGGAGCGCAAGACGCAACTCGACGGGCTCGATGGGTTTGAGCCGACCTGGATGCCGGACTTCCTGTTCCCGTTCCAACATGCTCTCGTGGAGTGGGCCGTTCGCAAGGGTCGCGGGGCGATCTTCGCGGACTGTGGACTGGGCAAGACCCCGATGCAGTTGGTGTGGGCCGAGAACGTTCGGCGCAAGACCGGCAAGCCGGTGCTCATCATGACGCCCCTGGCCGTGTCGTTGCAGACCGTCGAAGAGGCCGCGAAGTTCGGCATCGAGGCCGCTGTCTCGAGGACGGGCAAAGTCGTAGCAGGGATCACGATCACGAACTACGACCGACTGCACCTCTTCGACTGGACGGACTACGGGGGCGTGGTCTGCGACGAGTCGAGCGCGATCAAGAGTTTCGACGGGGTGCGCCGGCAGGAAGTGACCGACTTCATGCGGAAGGTCCGCTACCGCTTGCTCGCCACGGCGACGGCCGCGCCGAACGACTACATCGAGCTCGGGACCTCTTCAGAGGCGTTGGGCTATCTCGGGCACATGGACATGCTCAACCGCTTCTTCAAGAACGACATGAACAACTCCGCCACCCGTGGCGGGCGGTTTCGATGGTCCGCTGAGGGATCGTTCGGCGCTCCAAAGTGGCGCTTCAAGGGCCACGCCGAGGATCCGTTCTGGCGCTGGGTCTGCTCCTGGGCACGGGCGCTACGTCGGCCATCCGATATGGACTTTGAGGATGACGGCTTCATCCTGCCCGAACTCATCCACCGCCAGCACATCATCGACTCCCGGACTAAGGCCGAAGGGACGCTCTTCGACTTCCCGGCGATCGGTATCCACGAAGAGCGGGCCGAGATGCGCCGCACGATCCCGGAACGGTGCGAGCAGGTTGCCGAACTCCTGACCGATGCCGAGTCGGCGGTGGCGTGGTGCTACCTCAATCCCGAGGGCGACCTGCTAGCGAAGCTCATTCCTGGTGCTGTCCAAGTCTCGGGATCGGACTCGATCGAGGCGAAGGAAGAGGCGCTGGCCGCCTTCACACACGGGCAGATCAGGGTGCTCGTCACCAAGCCGATCATCGGCGCGTGGGGCCTCAACTGGCAGCATTGCCACCGGATGACGTTCTTCCCGAGCCATTCCTACGAGCAGTACTACCAAGCCGTCCGGCGGTCCTGGCGGTTCGGGCAGCAGCATCCGGTGGTCGTGGACATCGTGACGACCGAAGGCGGGAAGAACGCGCTCGACAACCTCGAGCGCAAGGCCGGACAGGCCGACAAGATGTTCGACGCGCTGGTGGGGCACATGAACGACGCGCTGTCGATCAACCGCTCCCGGATCGGGACGCAGAAAGTCGAGATTCCCGCGTGGCTCTCCTAGATCAGAAGATCACCGACCGGTACGCGCTCTATAACGGTGACTGCATGGAGGTCATGGCCGACCTGCCGGATGAGTCGATCAACCTATCGGTCTATTCGCCGCCCTTCGCGGGGCTCTACATCTACAGTTCAGACGAGCGGGATCTATCGAACTCGGGCGGGTACGACGAGTTCTTCGAGCACTACGAGTACGTGGTCCGCGAGCTCTCCCGGGTCACGATGCCGGGACGCATGACGGCCGTTCACTGTATGGACGTGCCGACCTCGAACACCGGCAAGGGCGACGGGCTGCGCGACTTCCCTGGTGACATCATCCGGATGCATGAGCGGGTGGGCTTCACCTATGTTGCCCGCTACCACGTCTGGAAGGAACCGCTGACCGTCCGCAATCGCACGATGGTCAAGGCCCTCGCCCACAAGACCATCGTGGACGACTCGTCCAAGTGCGCCGTCGCCTCGGCGGACTACCTGCTGGTGTTCCGGCGAAGGGGTGAGAACCCCGTCCCGATCGCTCACCCACATGGGCTCATGGAGTACGCTGGCGAGCGCCAGGTACCGACCGAATTGCTGCGATATCGAGGTTGGCAGGGTAACCAGATCGAGAACCGCTACAGCCATTGGATCTGGAGGCAGTACGCCTCGGCATTCTGGGACGACGTGCGCTTGGATCGGGTGCTCCCGTTCCGGGAGGCTCGGGACGAGGAGGATGAGAAGCACGTCCATCCCTTGCAGCTCGACGTGATCGATCGGACGATGGTCTTGTGGTCGAACCCCGGCGAGCGCATCCTGACGCCGTTCATGGGCGTCGGGTCCGAGGTCTACTCAGCCGTCAAAGCGGGGCGACTCGGCATCGGGGCAGAGCTCAAGCCCTCCTACTACCGACAGGCAGTCAAGAACCTCGAGACGCTCGACGGTGAGCAGACCGAAGAGCTCTCCTGGATCGAAGCGATGCACGAGTCTGAGGTCATGGACGAGCCGGACGAACTCCCCGTCTGACCCCTTGCACCGTCTGCTAGGATGCGGGCGATGGAGCCTTTCCTCTGCGCCCGCCACCGCCAACGAGTTTCGACGCGGAGCGCACGAGAGGAGCACGGCTTCCGGCTCGGGCCCTGTTGCTTCCAGGAAGCGAAGGCCATCGCTGACGCCAAGGCCCTCGAGGACAAGATCGCGGCGATGCGCCTGACCTCGGCTGACGCGCTCATCCGCCGGCTGAACGGGAGGTAGCGTGCCCAAGGTCAGCATCTCCGCACCGTCGGGCCTCCGTTTCGGGGATACGTTCACCCCGACGTATACCGGCACCGCGAAGGGCAGCGATCTCCTCTGGGCGATGTGCGTCTGCACCATCGACGGCACCGTTGTGTACAAGGCCGAGCTGAGCCTAGACGGCAAGGTCGGTGGCAACCTCGTCCCGTTCACCCTCGGCCCCACCGAGCTGTGGTCATCCGGTCCCGCTCGGGGTGCTCTCCAGCTCTACACCACCGACCAGTACGGCGAGCGACCCCGGACTCTGGCGAGTTCGACGTTCGAGGTGGCGGGGTGAACATCGAGTGGTGCCAGACGAGAAGCCATCGCTCGTGGCACGCTTACGACACCCGGCGCGTAGGGCGGGGGGGATGGGGCGACCGAGCCCTATGCGGCAAGCTTATTGTCCTGACCGCCGATGTCCATGCCGAACGTCCCGATGGTAAATCGTGCGAGACCTGCCTCCGCATCCTGACCCGAGCGCAGGGCGAATAGGTGGCCCGACGTAGCGCACTCGGTACCGAACGGAGCCATGCGGCGATCATCGCCCTCGAGTATGGCGCGACCCGACAGGCTGCCGCTGGAGCCGCTGGCGTCACCGCGACGACCTTCTACCGCTGGCTCGATGACGTGTCATTCCGTGACGAGGTAGAGAAAGCGGAGCACCGCGCCGAGTACGCCTACACCCAGGCTGTCGCCAATGCGGTGCCGAAGAACTGGCAGGCCGCCGCGTGGTGGCTGGAACGGCGCCGCTACCGTGACTACGCCCGCCACGACTCGGTGGAGGTCCGCATCGACCTGAAGGCTGAGATCCGCAAGCTGGCCGACGAGCTGGGGCTCGATGAGGCGACGATCCTCGCGGACGCCGAAGCCCTGCTGGGCGTGCGGTGACCCTCGCCCACCGCGTCGCCCCCGAAGACGTCCACTCCGCCGCCGTCCTCGCGGCCCTCCGCGCCAAATACGCCCCCAAGCCCGTGCCACGTGCACCGTACACCTGGCAGGTGGCACCCCCCCAGCCGTGGGACGTGTGGCTCCTCCTGGGCGGCAGAGGGACGGGCAAGACTGAGGCCGGCGCCCGGTACGTCAACGACCACGCCAACGGCCCAGCGTGCCTCGAGGGGAAGGTTCCCCACCGCATCGCCATCGTCGCCCCCTCCCACGACGATGCGGTGAACACGTGCGTCCGAGGTGAGACGGGCCTGCTCTTCGTCAACCGGAGCATCCGCTTCCACCCCGGCGCCCAGCTTGTCTCTGACCTGACGTGGCCGAACGGTACCGAAGCGGCCCTGTTCGGTACCTTCGCCCCCGAGGACGTGGAGCGCTTCCGCGGCCCCCAGCACTGTCTCGTCTGGGGCGACGAGTTCGCGGCGTGGCGGAAGCTCCAGGAGAGCTGGGACATGATCCAGCCCGGCTTGCGGTTGGGGCCGCACCCGCACATGGTCCTGACCACCACCCCGAAGCGCCGACCGTTGCTGCGCTCGATCATGGCCGAGGCCACGACCGTCACCACGATGGGCAAGACTGCCGAAGCGTACGGGCTGCCCGAGGAACGACGGGCCGCCCTGTACGCCCGCTACGGCGGCACGACCCTCGGACGCCAAGAGCTCGATGCCGAGATCATCGACGACATGGTGGGCGCCCTGTGGAAGCGGGCGATGATCGAGGTGTCACGGGCCAATCCGGGACTGCCGTACAGCCGCATCGTGGTGGCGATCGACCCCTCGGCGACGAGCAGCGAGAGCGCGGACGAGGCGGGCATCATCGTCGCCGCCATCTGGCAGGGCCACGGCTACGTCCTCGAAGACCTGTCGCTCCGGGGCACCCCTGCAACCTGGGCGAAGGAGGCCGTCGCCGCGTTCCACCGCTGGAAGGCCGATCGCATCGTGGCCGAGGTCAACAACGGCGGCGAGATGGTCGAGTACGTCTTGCGTTCCGTTGACCCGGCCGTGCCGTACACTGCGGTCACCGCGTCGCGGGGAAAGGCGACACGGGCCGAGCCCATCAGCGCGCTGTACGAACAGGGTAGGGTGCACCACGTTGGGACGTTCCCGCTCCTCGAGGATCAGATGTGCTCGTGGCTGCCCGGCGAGAAGTCGCCCGACCGGATGGACGCCCTCGTGTGGGCCCTCACCGAGCTGATGACCGACGACAACCCGTGGGCCCAGATCACGACCGTGGGGCGGGTGGCATGACCCTCCCCGGTGTCAGCGTTCTCGATGCCGCGTTCGCCCTCAGCGTGTCGGCCACCGCCATCCTCACCGGCAACCTCGTCGGGGCCGCCCTCGCGCTGGCCGTGACCGCCTGCTGGTTCGGGTTGACGGCGTACGTCACCGACAAGCGCACCCCACCGGTTGAGACGAAGTGAGCATCCAGATCCCGCCGCGCTACGCCAAGGCAGAGCCACTTCCGTTCAAGGCGGGCCCCATCGGCTCGGGGGCGGGCGTGCTCCTGACCGAGTACCCGCTGATGTCGTTCCTCGGCAAGGACCCCCACACCAAGATGCGGACGGCCTACCAGATGGGCATGAGTGTGCCGTGGATCAGGCGGGCCGAACTGCTCATCGGCGCGAAGGTCTCGACGGTGGACTTCGACCTCGACGACCCCGAGGACGCGGAGATTGAGGAGAACTACCCCAACGCCGACGCGGTGGCCGCGTGGGATCTGCTGAACCGGCCCCAGGCCAACCTCGGTATCGGCCAGCCCCTCAGCCGCTCGGCACTATGGAAGATCACCTCCCGCCACCTGGGGCTCGTGGGCAATGCGTTCTGGCTGCTCGACCAGCTCGAGGCGTTCTCGGGCACGCCCAAGGGCATCGCCTACATCCGCCCCGACCGGATGACGCCCGACGAAGACGCCTCGGGCAACCTGACGGGCTGGACGATCGACAAGGCGCCCGGCAAGCCCGGCATCGCGGTCAAGCTCGACCAGGTGGTCCACTTCATGCTCGAGCCCCCCGACAGCGGGCACTTCGGGCCGGGCCTCGTGGAGACCGCCCTCCTGCGGGGCCAGTTGAGCCAGAACCTCGATCGCCACCTCGCGTCCGTCCTCCAGGCCGGTGGTCGCCTCTCGGGCATCATCAGCCCCAAGCAGGGCATCGTCCAGGGCGAGCAACTGACCGCGATGGAGCGCGACTGGCGGACGATCACCGAGCAGCCCGACGCCGCCAAGCGCATCCAGCTCATCGCCGCGCCGGTCGACTTCATGGCAACGACGATGACCCCGGACCAGCTCGATCTCGTGAAGCTCATGGAGCTCATGCGCGACGACCTGCTGTCCATCTGGAACGTGCCGGGCTCGCTCATCGGCATCAGCCACACCACGGGCCTCAACTCTGGCGAGTCCCGGAAATACGACGAGGCCGCGCTCTGGCAGGGCCCCGTCCACGACCGGCTCGTCATCATGGGCGAGGGCATCCAAGACGGCATCCTGGAGCGGTACGAGAAGCGCATCGGCTGGGTGCCCGAGCTCGTGCTGGAAGAGCCGGAGTTCGACGACGACTCGCCCCGCTACGACCTCCTGGGCAAGTCGGTCAACACGCCTCTCACGAACGAGCAGCGCCTCGCCCTCGTGGGCCTGCCCCCGACCGGTGATCCGGCCATCGACAAGGCGATCCTGCTGCCGGCCACGATCGTCACGTACGCGATGGCCCCTGACGAGGAGGGCAAGCCCGTCGTCATCGGTACCGGTGCGCCCACGAATGCCCCTGCCACCGAAGCCCCGTCCGACCGGGCGATGATGGCGGCCGGCGAGACGTCGATGGGCAAGGCGACGCTCCACCCCCGCATCGAGCCCCTTCGCCGGGGGCTGCTCGCTCTCCGGGACTCGATCGCCACCCACCACACCCCCCGCATCCGCGAAGCCGTGGCAGGCGTGCTCCAGCAACAGCGCTCTGAGATCGCGGCGCGCATCCGGGGCCACGCCGAGCAGATCAGCCGCAAGCCCCGCGACACGTCGGTCTGGTGGGACGGCCCGCGCTGGGACCGTGCCCTCTCGGGGGCGTTGGTGGGAGGACTGGCTGGCATGGCGACGTCCGTCTCTCGGCAGGTCGCCGACACGCTGCCCCCGGCGAAGGCCGATCCCCTCAGCGCGGTCGATCGCGTGCTCTCTCGCGGTGCTGCTCGGGTGACGAAGATCAACGCCGCCACGAAGGACGAGATCGCGGGAATCCTCGCCACCGCCGTCGAGCAGGGCACGTCGATCCTCGACATCGCCGACGCCCTGGAGGCCGGGACGGACCTCGAGCCCCTGATCGGGCGTTCCGGAGGCGTGGTGGCGGACACCGCGTACCGGGCCGAGATGATCGCCCGGACCGAGCTGATGGATGCCTACAACCGCTCGGCCCTCTACTCCTACGCTGACGCGGGGATCACGACGGTCCAGGCCATCGACGGCGACGGGGACGAGGAATGCGCGGATCGGGACGGCCGGGAGTACCCCATCGAAGAGGCGGACCTCATCGAGGACCACCCCAACGGCACGCTCGACTGGGTGCCCGTCATCGAGGGAGCGTTTGGCAAAGCAACGGAGATCACCATGCGTGGATCAAGCCGCAAGGCCCTTGACTCGCTCGCCGAGATCCTGCGCGAGGACGCCGCGATCGAGGACGAGCGGCGGCAGTTCATGGCTGCCCTCGCCGAGCAGAAGGCGCAGCCCCTCGTGGTCATGCCACCCGACACGTCATCGTTCACCGCTGCCCTGGACCGGCTCGCCGAGAGCATCCGCAACCAGCCTGCGCCGGTCATCCACGTGGCGGCTCCGGTCGTCAACATCCCTCCCCCGCCCGAGCGTCCGTTGACGCGTCGTGTCCCGATCCGCGATGCGGCGGGCAACATCACCGAAGTCCGTGAGGAGATCATCTGATGGCAGCCGGAGCCTGGACCGGGACGAACAGCACTCGCTCGAACATCGTCAACGGCACCTCGCCATGACCCTGACCGGGGCAACGCCGACGGTGGCGGTGACGAACAACATCCTTGCCCAGCCGACGGTCCTGGCGATGACCCTGACCGGCTCTACCCCGGCCGTTGCAACGCCTGTCGCTGTCTCCCCGTCCGCACTCGCCCTCGCGTGGACCGGCGCGACGCCCTCGGTGACGACGCCCGTGCGGGCGGCCCCGACCGCGCTTGCCATGAGCTTCACGGGCGCCACGCCCACGGTCGCTACACCCGTGCAGGCCTCCCCTGCGGCGCTGGCCCTGACGCTCACCGGGGCCACGCCGCAGGTTGCCGCGCCAGTCGCGGTCCATCCCGCTGCGCTGGCACTGGCGCTCGGCTTCGCCACGCCCTCGGTCACGGTGGGCAACGCCGTCCAGATCACGCCGGGGACGCTGGCGCTGGGGATCACGTTTGCCACGCCCGTGGTCACCGTCTCGAGCGGCTCGGCGGTCGTGGTGCAGCCGGCCGCCCTCGCGCTCGCGCTGGCCTTCGCCACCCCGACCGTCGCGGTCAGCGGGCAATCCGGTCCACCCGCTGGTCCGTTCCAAGGCGGCTTGCAGCCTTCATTCCGAGGCATGGTCGCGGTGCCATTCAACGGCCCGACAACGGGCTCGCGCGTTATCAGCGCGGGCGCCATAAGCGCCGTCACCGCACGGCACCGTTCCAAGCAGACCGAGGAGGACGAACTCCTCCTCTTGGGAGACTGACGATGGCAGAGATGACGAGCGGCGCGATCAACGATCTTCCCGACAGCGCCTTCGCCTACATCGAACCCGGTGGCAAGGTCGTCGATGGCAAGACCGAGCCCAGGAGCCTCCGCCACTTCCCGATCCACGATGCCGCCCATGTCCGCAACGCGATGGCGCGGATGGGGCAATCGCCGTTCGGCGAGAAGGCGCGACCGAAGATCATGGCCGCCGCCGAGAAGTTCGGCATCGGTCAGGAAGGCAAGGCGTTCTCGGAGCTGAAGGCCGAGCCGATGACCGCCTCGCGCCTCGACAAGTGGCTGCGCGGCGACATCAGCCGGCGCGTCCTCGTCCTGCCGTTCGGGGGCCCGATCCCGCGCAAGGGCGCGCCGCTCGGGGTGGATCTCGATGGCGAGTGGTTCGACGGCGACACCGACATCTACGGCACCTATGCCGCCCTGCGGAGCACCCGCGAGCGCCTTGTGGACTGGCACCACGGCAACGACCCCACGGGCCGGATGAAGGGCGCCATCCTCGGCCGGGTCGTCCTCGACGAGGAACCCGAGGACGACGGCTACTGGGCCGAGATGTGGGCCAACGCGGGCGAGGCCCGGCGCAAGCTCATCGCCGACCTGGAGCGCTCGGGCGTGCCGCTCTACGGCTCATCCGAGGCGGTGCCCGGCGCGGTCCGCAAGACGGACGGCCACATCGACGTCTGGCCGATCATCCGCCACACCATCACGACCTCCCCCCAGAACACGTGGGCCGTGGTCCCGTCCTTGAAGGCGGTACTGACGGCCGACCTCTCCCTCGACGAGATCGGGTACGCCGCCCTCAAAGCGGCCGTGCTCGGGCTCGCAGATCCAACGGACCTTCGTCCGACCTTCCTCGACGAGGTGGCGAATACCTCCCTCGACGAGGCGGCGAACGACGCGGCAAAGGCGGGTCGAGTCCTCTCGGCGAAGACGATCGCCGAACTCGAACGGGTGCTGGACCTCGCGGAGCGGGAGCTTCCCGCGCTCATCCGTGCGGTCATCGCCCAGAACAACCACGAACTGGAGACCCTGACCAATGCCTGAACTGGAAGATCGGATCGGCGCCCTCGAGGCGACCATCCGGGAGGCGGCCGCCCTCAAGGCGTCCAACGGCAAGGCGGACGCTGCCCTGCCGGACCTCTCCAAGCAGCTCATCGCCGGCCTCGAGGCCAAGGCCGAGACCGACGCGGCCAAGCTCCGGGACGAGATGAAGACCCTCGTGGCGGAGTCCGTGAAGGCGGCCCTCCTCGACGTCCGCACCCCGTCCGTCGCGGCCCAGGCGGGCCCCGGCCCGGCGTTCTCGGACGCCGTGCGGGCCCGTTTCGACGTGGGCGCCTCGCCCGCGCTCAAGGCATCCCTCGGCGACAACTACCGCGCCGGCACCCTCCTCACCGGGATCATGAACCTCGGCACGATGGACGGTGACCGGACCGCGGGCAAGGCCACCCTGGCCGAGCTCGGCCTCGGCTACCTCCCGGCGCCCGAAGGCAAGGCCACCCTCGGCACGACGGGCGCGACGGGCGGCTACGTCCTGCCGAACAACCTCGTCGCCACCCTCGTCAAGCCTCCCACCCAGCGGGCCGTCTATACCGGGGCCAACCCCCTCGTGACGGTCATCCCCGGCGTCATGGTCCGGGGCATCGACCAGCCGTACCGCACCGGCTCGCCCTCGCGCTGGACTGCCCAGAACTGGGGCGCCACCAAGACGAACATCGACGAGGCGTACGGCACGTACACCGCGACCCTCGGCACCTTCGCGGCCATCTACGACATCGGCAAGCAGTACGCCCACTTCTCGGCTGGCGCGGCTGAGGCCGATGTCCTCGACGAGCTCACCAAGGGCGCCGCGCTCGCGGAGAACTTCGCCGTCATCGCCGGTCCGGGCACGGGCTCGGCCACCCCTGGCGTGAACGACCCCACCAAGGGCGTCTACACGTCCCTCCTGGGCAACGTCTACACGACCGCCCACACCGCGTCGTCCTCGACGGTCGCGGGCTCCGCAGCGCAGGCCATCGCCACCGGCTGGACGGCGCTGCTCGACCGCAACCGGGACGCGGACGCGGTGGTCATGGATGCCACGAGCTTCGGCACGATCTGGAGCCAGGGCTCCGACTCGGCCGGCTTCTGGATGTCCGAGTTCTTGGGGGCCGGCTTCTCCATCGGCGGGGACAATACCCTCCGCTGGCGGGGCATCCCCATCTACCACGACTCGAACTTCGATGCGAACGCTGCGTCGAAGGCGGCGATCATCGGCGAGTGGAAGGCGCTGAAGTTCTACCGGGGCATGGAGTTCCGGGTCGACAGCTCCGACATCGCGGGCGATCGCTGGGACAAGAATCTCATTGGATTCCGCGGAGAGGAGGAATTCGGCGTGAACGCAGACACGGCAGTGGCCGTCGGTGCGTTCCAGCTAATCACGGGAATTATCCCGTGAGCCTGAATCCCTCGATGTATTCGGCGGCTGCTCGCAGCAGCGTCGGGTCGTCGTAGAAGGAGCCAATACCGGTGTTGCAGGAATGGCAGAGCAAGGCACGAATGGAGCCGGTCACGTGGTCGTGATCGACGGCCAATCGGCTGACCTCGCCATTCCTGGCCCGGTGCGTCTCGGACTTCTGACAGCAGGCGCAGACGCCCTGTTGTCTGGCGAGCATCGCCTCATACTCAGCCACCGTCAGGCCGTACTTATGTCGGAGTCGCTGGACGCGGTTGGCTTCACTGACCGCTCCGGGATGAGCCACGTCCCACGCGCGCTGATAGGCACGTATGCCCTCTCGGCGCGCCGCGCGGTACTCACGGCCCTTCGTCTCGTACCACTTCCTGCTCGACTCGCGCACCTTATCCGGATGCGCGGCCTTCCACGCCGTGACGCGCTCGATGTGCTTCGCGCGGTTGGCTCGATAGTAGTCGCGCAGGTAGGCCTTCTGGGCCTCCGGGTCCTTGAATGGCATCCGATCCCCTACGGTGTGACGTCCGATACGGGGATTGTACCATGATCTCCGCCGCCTTCCTCGTCAAGGACCCGCCCCTGGACCGTCTCTCGATGCTCGTCGAGTACCTGCGGCCCGTCGTAACGGACTTCGTGTTCGTGGTCGATGACCGGACGGCGGCGGAGACGTCGAATACCATCGCCCAGTGGGAGGGGTGCACCGTCATCCCCTTCCGCTGGGTCGATGACTTCTCGGCCGGGCGGAACGCCGCCTTGCCCCATTGTCGGGGCGACTGGACGCTCATCGTCGACCCCGACGAACTGCCCTCCCGAGCCATGCTCGACTTCTGCGCGATGGTCGATGCGTCGGAGTGGTCCGACGTGGCCTGGCAGGGCGCCCGCTACCCCGCCCCGCGGGGCTATCTCTTCTTCACCAAGAACTATGAAGACGGCGTGCAGGGCCCCGAGTGGGAGGAGCACTGGCACTGCCGCCTGTTCCGCACGTCGGAGGCGTCGTGGTATCGGCCTGCGCACGAGTTGGTGTCGCTCGGCGGAATGGGCGAGTCCTCCATTCGAGGGACCGCGCTTCTCCCAAAGGCGCCACGATCGGCCTACCTGATTCACTCGAAGATGTCTGACGATGCCGCCGAGCGGGGCGCCCTTTACACACGCATTGCGGCGGGCACGGCATGACCCTACAGGTTCTTCCAGGTGATGCCGCGAACGATCCAGCTCACGTTCATCTCGGACGTTCCGAAGCGCTCCGCGATCTCCTTCTGCGGGATGTGCCCAAAGAGGGCACGGATGCTCTGAACCTGATCGGCAGTGAGTTTGGTGACGCCGCTCTTGGCGCGGCCCTTCCGCGCGGCATCCGCCATGTTGTCCTTCTGCGTGCCCGTGAACAGGTGCGTCGGGTTGCAACACGGGGGATTGTCACAGGCATGACAGACGTAGTGCCCGACCGGGACGGGGCCTTTCGACACCTCCCAAGCCAAACGATGCGTGTAGAGGAGTCGGTGAGGCATCACCCCGATCTGCCCATAGCCGTGTCGATCTCGGTAGCCCAGCCACGGCCAGCAGGCGTCGGGTCCACCCGACCTGTCAACGCGGCGCCACAGACGTTCAGCGGGAGTGTTCATACCGCTATTGTACCGCGTGCGATCGGGGCCGGGAGTGCGGGATGATTACCGCGAGAACTATGACCAGATCGCGCGGGATCACCTCGCCCACTGGCGGGCAACGGGCGTCAATCCCTGGCAGTCGGCCTACCACGTCGAGACGGTGGGGGTTGCCACCGCCCAGCTCATCATCAAATACAGCAACCGTATGGACCCCATCCTCGACGCGGGCTGCGCGATGGGCGACCTGCTCATGCGGGTGTCGGACCGGGACTTGCATGGCTGCGACTTCAACGCCGACTACCTCGAGGTGGCGGCCGAGCGGGGGGTCAAGACGACGCTCTGCGATCTCGAGGCGATACCGTATCCCGACGACGCGTTCGTCCTCGTGGTGACGACCGATGTCCTGGAGCACGTCCTCGATCTCAACAAGGTCATCGCGGAGATGAAGCGGGTCCTGA